GGTTGCTGGCAGGTATAATTGGCTGGAGACAAATAAATCGGTGGGAAATGTAAGCAGCGGTTACTCTATTCCACAAAGAATTCTTGATTTTCCAAGTTTTGCGATGTTGACGCAAACACGATACGGAGCGAAATATTTGGAATTATTGTTACCACAATTAATTGGCCAAATGTTTACTGTACCTGGACATACACATCCGTAAAAGGGACAAAACATGAGCGATCAAGATTCTGAATTTAATTTTAAACCACTCGACAATATAATCAAAGCGCTAGCGTCAAAAGGCTATACTACAAAAATTGGCATACTCGGTTCGAAAGATGCCCGCACTTCAGAAAATGGTATAAATTCCAATGCGACAGTAGGGAATTTTCATGAGCAATTAGAACAAGGGACTGGTCAAGAATTTGGCGGCACAAAAATTCCTAGGCGTTCATTTTTAAGAATGCCACTCAGTTTATTTTTGGCGCCGAAATTAAAAGAAGCTCAATTATTTAATAATAAAGATTTAGAAATTATTGCAAAACAAGGAAATACAAAGGCGCTCGCGGAAAAAGTGGGAGCTTTGGGAGTTGCCACTGTTTTAGAAGCATTTGATACGAATGGATTTGGGACATGGCAAGCGCTGTCCCCGCGTACACTTAAAAGAAAAAAAATTAAACAAACACTGGTTGAAAGTGAGCAATTACTTCATTCCATCGATTTTAGAGTGGATCAAAAATCATGAGTGCAGCATCAATACCATGGTTAAATAATGCAAAGGACGTGCCTTTAAATGCAAATTCGGGCACCGTTCCCGACATGGCTGACACAATGATGGACTGGTTTCAGTTGATGACATTTGGGGTGATCACAAAAACTGTCAGTGCATTTCAGCTCGTAGAAGATGTCGTAAATGTCACATTTCATGGCGTTATTCAGCCGTTATCGGGCCGTCAAATCGAAATGAAGCCCGAAGGACAGAGACAGTGGAATTGGATCATGGTTCACAGCGATCTCACTCTAAAATTAGAAATTGATGACATTATAATTTATCTTGGTAAACAATATCGAGTACAAAACAGCAAAGACTATTCTCTTTACAAATATTTTTATTATGAATTGGTGGAAGACTGGGAGCAGGCAGGTCCCCCTACGCCATGACATTATCACTATTCTCGTACATATCAGCATTGAGCATCAATTTGCCGGCTAGTTTCGTCGGAATCGGTGGAGTTGAACCCTATGTATACGAAGTACTACCAAATGGCGCTGGTGGCACAATAGACGCTTCTACGGGCATTTATACTTCTCCTGCTATATTTCCAAGCAGTCCACGGCATCAATATGACATAATTCAGGTCACAGATGCCGATTTAAACACAGCTACAAGAAGAATCATGGTTGGTCCTCCACTTCTTCTTTTATGCGAAATTTTACAAAATCAATTAGGATTGGCAGATGGCCGCGTATACATATGGGACCAAAAAATTAAAGAACCACAAGATTACGATTTATACATTGCTGTAAGCACTCTTTATCCAAAAATATTTGGAAATACAAATGAATGGGATGGAGAAAATCAGCAGAGCATTCAATCGACAAATTCATGCGATAAAATACAAATTGACGCAATAAGTAGAGGACCTGCCGCAAAAAATAGAAAAGAAGAGATAATAATGGCAGTTAACAGCAATTATTGTGAATCTCAACAAGAGTTAAATTCATTTTATGTGGGAAAAATACCGGTTGGATCACAATTTAATAATCTCTCAAAAATCGATGGTGCTGCTATTCCTTATCGATTTCAAATTGATGTCAATATGCAATTTTTTACTAAAAAAGTTCAATCAGTTCCATATTTTGAAAACTTTCCAACGCCTGCTTTGCTGGTAAATCCATAGGAGAAGTCATGACAGCATTATCGATTAACAATGTAATTAGTATCTCAGTTGCGGCGATGAATAGAGGTTTAAATTCATATAACACTTCGAATTTAGCGGTTGTGACGGGCGAACCTGTCTTGGCTGCATCTATTGAAATTGATTTTAGTGATGTGGCAGGCTCAGGTGCCTTTACTTTAAAATTTGGGGATTTAACGACGACATCAATTGCATATAATGCTACGGCGGCAGCAATTCAGGCGATTATTAATGCGCTCTCTGGGTTTAGCAATGTCGTTGTCACTGGCTCAATCGCATCTAAAGCTTTGACGCTAACGCAGCCGGGGCAATTTGGCGCAATTCCAATACCTACCACGCCAACAAATACGCTAGAAACGGCTGGTAGCGTGGACATCACAATCACATCAAAAACTCTCTCAACCGGATGGTCTGGAGAAGCATTAGGATATGCACTTTATAATGATCCTCAGCAAGTGGGAATTGATTTTGGCACAAGCAGCCGCACATTTTTGATGGCAGAAGCCGTGTTCTCTCAACAACCAAATATTTTAAATGGTAACGGACAATTTATTGCACTTTTAAGAAATGTTTCTCAACAGACACTAACATTTTCTGCGGTTGCAGCGAGTGGAACTTTTGTCATTCACTATAACGGACATGATACAGCAGCGATAAGTTGGAATGCAACTATAAGCGATATTCAAACAGCTTTACGGGCAGTTCCGGGTCTTGAGGGGGTTGTTGTAACAGGCTCAATAGCAAATGAATTATTAACGGTAATATTCAATGGTGTATACGGAAATGCACTTGCATTAACGGCAACATCTTCTCTTCAAAGTTCTGCTCCGGCCGCAATTACGATCACTATTGTCCAAACAGTTACGGGAGAAACTTACGGAGAAACTCTTGCTAGAACTAACGGGCTTGTTCAATATTTTGGAGTCATGCCAACAGAAACATTAGCAGTAATCGGTCAAACAGATATGCTTGCAGCCGCTGCAATTACTCTTCCAAGAAATATTATTGGTGCGTTTGCATCTTATCAAAGCGCAGATATTCAACCAGGTGGAAAAATCGATTTATTGCAATCAGGGTCTTTCAATAATTCACGCGGATTATACTATGGAGACTCATCAAATAACGGTTTAAATGCTGTTTTAATGATGGCCGCTTACATGGGACTTGCACTCTCTGTAAATTTCTCAGGCTCAAATACTACGATGACAATGCATTTAAAAACATTGCGTGGTATTCAACCAGATCCAACAATGACGCAAACAATCCTCGATCTTGCTCAAGCTGCTGGTGCGGATTGTTATGTTTCAATTCAAGGCGATCCCTGCGTCTTCACATCGGGCGCAAACCAATATTTTGACCAGGTTTATAACCTAGAATGGTTTGTGGGAGCTCTACAAGTCGCAGGATTTAATTATTTAGCACAATCAGCAACAAAAGTGCCGCAAACAGAAGCCGGCATGGATGGGCTTAAAAATGCTTATGGGACAGTCTGTGAACAAGCCGTTACAAATCAATATGTCGCACCGGGATCATGGACAAGTTCATCAACATTTGGAAATCAATTATTGTTCTTACAAAATATCGCTCAATTTGGTTATTATATATATTCTACGCCAATTTCTAAACAATTTGCTGCTGATAGAATCACTAGAATTGCGCCACTTTGTCAAATCGCAATAAAAGAGGCCGGAGCAATACAAAAAAGTGATGTTCTGGTTTTTGTAAATCCGTAAGAATATTTAAAGGAGAGAATTAAATGTCAACAGTAGCCATGTCGGGAAATGATACAATTATTATTAATAATCGAATATTGACGGATCTTGCGGAAGGGAATGTTGCTGAACTCTCATTTCCAAATGAAATAGCACAAGTAAAAACTGGAAAAAATGGAAATTCTATTTATGGATTAAATAGTTCAGGATTACAATCCGGATTTAAAGTAAGAATAATTCGTGGTTCTAACGATGATGTTTTTTTAAATAATTTGCTTAATCAACAGAATCTTAATTTTGCTGGATTTGTTCTTATGCAAGGACAATTCGTAAAAAAATTAGGTGATGGACAAGGAAATATTAAGAGTGATACATATATCACAAGTGGGGGTGTTTTTACAAAACAAGTGGAAGCACAAAGCAATGTTGAAGGTGACGCTACGCAGTCTGTAGCTATTTATGAAATGAAGTTTACAAATAGTCCTCGTAGCATAAGATAATTTTGAGGTATAAATGAAAGAAATAACACTCCCAAGCGGAGCAATATTAAAAATAACATTAGCGCCTTTTTCTGATTCGAGAGATTTATATCAGGCATTTCTAGAAGAAATAAAAACAATTAATTTTAAATCTTCTGTTCAAGAGGCTTTAAAGGACTTAATTTGTTATGGATTTTCATCAAAAAGAATAGAAATGTGCTTAGAAAAATGTTTTAAAAGATGTCTTTATAATTCAGGAAATGGTGATTTAAAAATCGATAAAGATACTTTTGAGCCAGAAGAAGCAAGAGACGATTATTTAACAGTTTGTTTAGAGGTTGCAAAAGAAAATGTAATGCCTTTTACGAAGAGCCTTTATGCCAAGTACAAACCACTTATCGAGACGATAAAAAAAGACCTAGCATAAAGGCTCGAGAAGACGATTTATTGATTTATTTCAGGCTTTGTAAAGCAGGTTACGGTTCAGTAAATCAGATAAGAAAATGGGATGCGAGACAGGTTTTGCAAGCGTTATATTACGAGAAATTTGTTTCGGATTATGAAGCGGCTTATTTAGAGATTAACAAGACTTAGCGAGAGGGGGATATCTCTATTCAAATAGCGGAATTGTTCGTCGCCCTCGGCGTAAAAGGGAGTGAAAAAACACTAAGTGCATTAGCGAATACTCGCTTGAGTATTTCTAGCATTGCAAGCACTTCTCTCGAAGCAAAAGCAGCTATTTTAGGGATGGCATATGCACTTGAAAGATTGACAACGGGAGCAGCTAATGAAGGATCAGATTTAAAAAGATTTTCTGCTTATATAAATGCTAACGCAGAAGACGTAGAGAAATGGGACTATGCGGCGAGAAAAGCCAGGATTAGTGTTCAATCAATGCGTGGAAGCATACTCGGTATTAAAAAAGTTATAGAGGAAAATATAGCTCATCCAGGGTCATTACCAGCAGGAGCAAATAGATTTGCACAGGAAACTCTTTTTGATTTTACTAAACCGTGGAATTTTGATCAATTTCTCAGAAAAGCAGTAGAATTTACTAAATCAAAAAGGATTTCTAGAGATGAACAAAATCTAATTCTTAAGCAATTTGGATTATCGCCAGATTTAATTGGCTCAATAGAAAGTGGACAATTTAAATTATCTAATGTCGATCATGCGCCAATTTTAAGTAATAAAGAAGTTGATAGTCTTGCTAATATTAGCTCTCAATTTACAGATATAGAAGAAAAAGTGAGATTGTTTTTTGGTCATTTTACAGCAAAACATGGAAAAGAAATAGTTGATATAATAAAAGATATCACGACAGCTTTTCTTGGATTAGCGACAGTCATAGATAATTTAATGACGAAATTTAAGTTTTTTGAAACATTAGATAATGCTTTAAAAGATCTTAAAGCCACTTTAGGGGATTTTTCATCCGAAAAAGATGCGAATAAACTAAGACAACAAAGAGAGCAGGAAATAAGAGATAATAAGCAATTATATGAGCAATATCAGAGAATTTTAGAAGTAGATAAAAAATTTAATAAAAATATGAATTCTTCTGGAAATTATGGAAATACAGATCAGGAAAGCTTAAAGAAAATCGGAGATTTTTATAGCATTATTCAACAAGGAGCGCACTCTGGCTTAGAAAATTTTGTTCGAGGTGGACTTGATTTAATTTTTGGAAACCAAAATAAGGGCCAATGGCAGGATCAATTAAAAAATATTTTTGACTATAAAAATATAACACCACAAATGCCTTTTATGAATTCAAATCCTCAAAATAACAACATAAATGTCACACAAAATATAAGTTTCGATGGAAACGGAGATAATCTTGCCGACATACAAAATATGCAAATGACCGCTCTACAAAAAGGAATTGTAGATACAATGAGCATTTTTAATCGCGGGAGACAAACCTAATGTCATTACCGTCACTGCCGTCAATTCCACCCATATCTACAGGCTCGCCAGCGCTTTCTAACGCTACGACTGCGGCTCAGGCATTGGGGAATATTGCATTGGTAGTGCCGAGTCTTGTCAATGGCTTTGCGCAAAGCGGAGCTTATCAGCCACAAAATCCTCCGCTCTCTGATGGCACGCCATCAAGACTTCCTCAACCCAAGGCTTTTTTGTTTGATTTTGATGGGGAGCAAAGCACAGAATTGATGTCCGACATCTCAGATCATTTCACTGAAAGTAATATACCCATAGAAGATAATATTGCTCTAAAACCGGTTAAAATCGTCACTAGAGGATTTATTTCAGAGCTCAATGATATTCCTCCTCCTTTTTTACAGATAGCGCGCACGATAGCGCAAAAGCTCACGGCTGTTTCTGCTTATGCGCCCTCGGTTTCAGAAACCGCTCAAATCGCCTACAATCAAGCTTTCCAGGCATATCAAACAGCCATCAATGTTGCCAATGCAGCAGTGGCAGCATGGTCATCATTGGGTACAAAAACATCAAACCCAACGATTTTAAGCGGGAACGAATTTTCGGCGGCAGGGCTTGCCTCTGGCTTTTCAGCGCTATCAACACAGGGCAGACAGCAAATTGCATTTCAAGTTTTTTATGGATATTGGATAAGTCGTACTCTTTTTACAATTCAAACACCCTGGGCAATTCATTCAAATATGGCAATCGAGAGAGTGCGTGCTGTTCAAAGTGAAGATACTCCGATAATCACGACATTTGAATGCTCATTTAAGCAAATTAGAACTGTGCAATCAGCCACGGATCAGTCGGATATTTCGCAAGGCCGACTATCAACTATGGCGCAATCTCAATCAAATCTTGGTACATCAACACCGGTGCCTGCTATTGATATTGGCTCAGGACTTTCAAATAATTTTCCAAGTTTATTTAGAGTCGTAGGAACATAAATGGATTTAATTCAGAGAATAACATCAGATGCTTCACAAAGACAGTCGCTAATACTGTACAACGGAAACGTGATGAGTTTTGAAATTATTTATTCTGATAGTCAACAAGGTTGGTTTATTACAAATCTAGAATATGGATCATTTATTGCACGAGGATTAAGAATTGTTGTTAGTCCAAATATGCTAAATCAATTTAAAAATTTAATCGATTTTGGCTTAGGATGCTTTACTAATACTCGACGAGAACCAACATTAATACAAGATTTTGCAAGTAAAAATTTTAATTTATATATATTAAGAAAAGCGGAAGTTGACGAATATAATCAAAGATTAAGTGAGGCAAAACAAAATGTCTCAAAATAAATTTGGAAGAAATTATCAACTAAGAGTAGAGAGCACACAAAAAGATACATTTTTTGATATTACTCTCCCTAAAACTATTGAATTTAGTTTAACAAGACATACCCTTGGATCTTCAAATAATTGCAATATAAGAGTAACAAATCTAGGACAAAAATTAAGAGATAATATTCGTCAGGATTGGTCAACATTTGCAGCATTAAGAAGAGTACAATTAAATGCTGGATATGGAGATAATCTTCCACTTATCTTCTCTGGTTTCATTCAACAAGCCTGGTCTTATCGAGAAGGCGTAGATTTTATTACAAACATTGATTGTAATGATGGTGCAGTTCCAGCGGCACTTTCAGTAATTCAAGGAAATGAAGGAACATTTCCCGCAGGCACTCCGATGAAAACTGTTTATGAAACATTAATAAGTTTTTTAGATGCCACAAGCCTAGGATTAATTGGAGATTCATTCATATATACTAAGGATATAAATGGTAATATTACTGGGAATTTACAGGTTTTGCAAAAATCAAAATCATATGTTGGAAATGTGATGCAAAATTTGATTAATATTTCAGGTCAATCGTTCTTTATTGATAACGGACTTGCTTATGTATTAACAAATAAAGAGTGGAATAAGGTCCAAGGTAAAGCGCCCATTATATCGGTTGATAGTGGTTTATTGAGCACTCCTCTTTTAGAAATTCAGACAGTGACATTTGATATGATATTTGAGCCATCATTAAAAGTTGGACAATTAATTCAATTACAAAGCGAATTAAGTCCACAATTAAGCAATGCTTCTTTAAACGCATCCCAAACAGGACCATCAGATAATTATTATAAAATTACATCTCTACGTCATAAAGCAACAATTTCTCCAGCAGTTTGTGGAGATGCTATTACAAACGTTGAATTTTATGCCGTAAATAGTCCCATAGGAGCGCCGACATGAGCTCTCCACAGCTAACAAAATCTTTTATAAGCAATAGAAAACCAGAGCTTAAAGATTTGCTGGATTTATGGAAATTAAACTCAGATTTAGATTTTAATTGTCATCATTTAGCAACAATTCAGAGCTTTGATGCCGTAAAACAAACGGTTAAATGTACAATAAATTATAAGCAGACTTATTGGGTATTAGACTCAACAAATAGAAATTTTATTCCAAAAAATTTAGATTATCCAACATTAATTGATTGTCCAGTTGTTGTGATTGGAGGAGGTCCATGTAGGATAACTTTTCCCATATCCAAAGGAGATCAATGCATATTAATGTTTAATGATAGAGATATCGAAAATTGGTTTCAAGGGGCATTATCTAGCCCTAATGCCACAGCAAGCCTTCATTCTTTTAGTGATGCGATTGCTTTGATTGGTCCAAATAATATTTCTTCTTTAATACAAAATTATGACACAATACGAGCTTTAATAACAAATGGAAATGCAAAATTAGGGATAAATTCTCAAAATAATAAAATAACTCTTCAGAATAATATCACAACATTAAATACTTTATTACAAAGATTATGTACTCAATTAGAGAATTTAACGATTCAATTATCTTCTCTGACAGTGACTGCGGTTTCATCTGGCGGGGATACAAGCGGTCCGCCAACCAATGCGGCAGATATTACGGCAATAGGTAATAATATTACTGTTATTGCTACGGATATTGGAGGACTAATAGAATGATTGTCGGTGCATTAGATCAAGATGGGGATTGGACTTTCGGTAAATCAATAAATGATTATTTATCAAATATTTCTGCTGTAATACAGAATATAAAAACACGACTTCTTTGTTTTTTGGGAGATTGCTTCTTTGATATCACTGCGGGAATTGATTGGTTTACATTTCTAGGGGGTTCAAAAAATCAAATCGCATTAAGAGCCGCGATAAGTGCAGTGATATTAAATACGACATTTGTTACCGGAATAAATCAACTTTCCGTAAATTTAACCAATAGAAATTTCAGTATATCTTATCAAGCTCAGACAGTATTTTCAGTCATAGGCGATAATTTTCAATATAGCATAGGGTTTTAAAATGCCAAACATTTTAGATGCAACAGGATTAACGATATCAACACAGCCAGAATTATTAGCAAATGAAATTGCTGCTATGCAGAAAATTTATAGTCCTGATATTGATTTATCATCTAATACAAGAGATGGACAGCGTATTAATATTGATGTTCAAACTCAAATAGATATGCTGCTATTGATGCAATCCATATATAATTCATTCGATCCTGATTTAGCGATAGGAGTTCCACTTGATCAAAGATGCGCAATTAATGGCGTGGAAAGACAAGCAGGAACTTTTTCAATCACAAATATTACGATTGTGACCTCGCAAGAAGTCACGCTATACGGTTTAGATCAAGCAGAAAATCCAGTATATACAGTCGCAGATAACATTGGAAATCAATGGTTTTTACAAACAACTCAAAACAATATTGGGCCCGGAACGACGGTAGCCTCTTTCAGAGCTGCAACGCCTGGAGCGAATGTAACGCAAATAAATACGATTACGGTGATGTCAACCGTGGTACTCGGCGTTGTCTCTGTTAATAATCCCACTGCACAAACAGTGCGCGGAATAAATGAAGAATCTGATGCAGAATTAAGAATAAGACGACAAATTTCGGTTGCAATGCCATCCCAAGGCCAAGCGATAGCTCTGCGCGCAGCATTGAGAAATATAAACGGAATTTCATCCGCATTTGTTTACGAAAATAAAACAAATGCAACAGATGGAGATGGTATTCCAGACCATTCAATCTGGGTAATTGTGCAGGGAGCGTCGAATGTAGGGCCATTTTTGTCGTGGTCATCCACAATTAGCTATTCATATGGACAATTAGTTTCCATTGGAAATACAAATTATATCTCTTGGAAAGATAATAATTTAAACAATAATCCTGCAACTGATTCAACAAATTGGGGTATATATGACCCGGTAGCAATGGAAATTTATTTTTACAGAAACCTTGGCTGTGGCATGAAAGGCGACACATCTTATAATGTGACGCAAAAAGATGGCACAATATTCACAGTTAATTATGATAATGCTATGGCACAAAACATGTTTATTTCTTTTACGGCAACGTCAATTAATGGAGTTAATCCGCCAAATATCGCGGGAATTATAACCGCACTCGTAAATAATTATGTCCTGGGCGTAGATGATGAAGCAAATATAAACCAAGTTGCATGTATAGCCCAACAAGCAGATCCAAACACTTTGATAACAAATGCGGGCTTAAGCCTGGCGCTTACTCAAATAGCGACATTAAGCGGTGTGGCAGCAAGTGGCACCTTTGAATTTTCTTACAATGGAAACGATACAGCGGCGATAAATTGGAATGATAGTACAGCGACAATTCAGTCAAAACTGCGTGCATTGGCAGGATTAAGCGCGGCCGTGGTGACAGGAACCATCGCAGGGCAAACCCTGACAATTGCGCTCGGCGTAACATCTGCCCTTGGTTTAATCACAGTAAAAAGCAATTCGCTTCAAACAAGCGCCCCTGCAGCGATCGCATTCTCATTTAACGAGGGTTATCAAAACATTCTAGCGCCAAGTACAAAGAAAAACTATCTAGTTGTCAGCGCAGATAAAATCATAATTTTGCCGATGGTTTTATCTCCGACTTCTGTCAGTGTCCCTATTTCAACGTCAAATGCCCAAATTTTCACAGGACTTGGCGGCTACGGTACATTGACATATTCGATGCAATCAAATCCATCTGGCGGGTCAATAAACGCTTCTACGGGTGCATATAGCTCCGGCGCGACGCCTGCGACGGATGTCGCAAAAGTCACAGATTCATTTGGAAATATGGCAACAGCAAATATCACAGTAAGTTGAGGATTTCATGGCAACAGAAAGCACGCGAGAATTAAATGAATATTATGCAAAACTATTGATTCTTCAGTATGTGGGAAAACCGAAAGCATTTAACACAATTCTAGCAATTACTGCTCCTCTTTTAATGCCGCAAACTTCAACTCAATTAATTACATTTTCTCCTAATCCCTCATCGGGTACATTCGTTTTAAATTATGATGGAGTCGACTCGGCAGCGATAAATTGGAATGACAATGCAGAAGATATTACTGCTATTTTACAAGCAATTCCTGATTTATCACAAGTAATTGTTGGAGGGAGCATAACCGATGGGCTGACAGTATTGTTTTTAGGCGTCATAAATATCGCAAAATTACTGACTGTTTCAAGCAATAATTTAAATCCATCTACAAAAATAACGATAACAGAAACAGATTTAATTTTGCCTTTAGCTGTTCAAAATGCTTTTGATTTAGAAACTGCTATTGGAGTTCAGCTCGATATTTTAGGAAAATATACCGGCGTAAAAAGAACAGTAGTAACAAAAACAAGGACAATATTTTTAGATGATGATGAGTTTAGAGTATTAATAAAATTCGCAATTTCTAGAAATAATGCAGGGACTTCTCTTGCTAATGCAGAAAATATTTTCAATCAATTTTTTCCAGGTGATTTCATTATTACAGATTATAAAACAATGTATGTGAGTTTTATATTTGGTTCTTCAATTGGCAGTAAGGATGTTTTTATTGCAATAATTGAAGAAGGATTGCTTCCTGTACCGATGGCAGTTGGTTATAATACAATTATTCCGCCAGTTGTGGACCAATTTTTTGGATTTAGCACATATGAAAATGGAGGAATTCCATCAGGAAATAAACCATTTAATAGATATGAAGATTTTGATAGTAATTGGATATTTTTACAATATGGTGATTTTATTTAGAGGTAAATATGGCAGGATTAAATAGATATACGCAAAAAATATTTGGATCGAGTGCAGGATCAAATCAAATGTCAAAGTATGGGTCATTTTTAAGCACTCCGGAATTATATTCTGGAGCAACAATTGATCCTACCATTATTCAAGAATTATCTAATTTTGAAGGGGGGATGTACGATGGTGTTGGAGGCGCATATAGCCCCACTATTCAAGATTTTAATTCGCTTTTAAGATTAATGACGCAACAATTAGCATATATTTTTACGAGAGGAATTCCTGAATGGGATGCGGGTACGACATATAATGAAAATGATATTTGCAAGGTGGGAAGTGTTCAGTACTATTCATTAATCGATTCAAATACAAATAATAATCCGGCGAGTAGTCCTTCTGATTGGCAATCAACAGCCCTTGTTGCTCCAACTCAACAAATATTTACGACGCCAGGAGCTGGAACATACACGCCAACAGGACCGCAAAAACCATTATATCTTCGTGTCCGAATGTGCGGCGGCGGCGGCGGCGGCGGGGGCTCTTCTTTTTCTGCCGGAACAGCAGGATCTGATGGGGGTGATACTACATTTTTAACATCATCATATATAGCTAGTGGAGGGAAGGGGGCACCAGCAGGAGGAGTAGGCACAGCTGGAAACGGAGGAGACGGAGGTGCCTCTTCTATACCAATCACGGGTGTTGCATATGCAGGACAGAAAGGAAATCCCGGAATGGGGTTTAATTTTGGTGCTGCACTCACTTGTGATATTCCGGGCGGACAAGGCGGCCAAAGTTTATTTTCTGGCGCAGGCGTAGCATTAATAGACTCTGCGGGTTCATCAGCCATACAAAATTCAGGCGCAGGCGGGGGAGGGGGCAGCATTAGCGGGAACTCTGCTGGATTTATCTCGGGAGGCGGAGGAGGAGGAGCAGGTTGGTCGGATTTTATTATAATAAATCCACTTAGTATCATAGCATTTACAATCGGAGCAGGCGGAAACGGGGGCACAGCAGGTGGCGTTGGCGGAAGGGATGGCGGTCCGGGAGCAAACGGTACAATAATTATTGACGAATATTACCAATAATAAAAAATAAGGGGAAAAAACATGGTTTTAACAGCAGGAATTTTATCATTAATCTCAGCCGGATCAAATGGCGCAAAATTATCAACAACATCAGCAAGTGGCGGCACAGCGCCGTACACACAGCAGTGGTATAGATCTACAACCGATGCATCATTCACGCCAGGCGCAGGAAATATCATACCAAATGCCACTGGATTGATTTTAAATGACGGTGGATTGATACCAAATACCACTTATTTTTACAAGGTTGTTTATACTGACGCAACAACATCTACAGTAGAATCTGCGGCATTCACGATGACGACATTGCCGGCGTCACAGAGCATGAACCAACTTGCGATGTCAGCAATTTTGGGGCAAACTGATTTACAACAAGGGCCAAAAAATGTAGTCGCAGCGCAGGTTGATGCTTCACAATCCACGCCATTATATCCCGGACAGCCGATTAAATTTGTGAATTCTCCTTACGGCATACCAACAATTGTCTCAGCCGGCACAGATATGCCCAATGGATATATCGTTTATGATCAAAAATCTCCTTCTTTTACAGCGGGAATGCGTTGTGAAATAGCAAGAACTCAAACGTGTATTTGGCTTTATTCGACGGCGGCTATTGTTCGCGGATCGATGGTTATTTTAGATCCAAATATTGCGTCAGGAGTTAGACAAGCAGAGGGAAATTCTGGTCTGCCAATTATCGGAGAAGCATTTGATCAAGCGACGGCAGGCGGACAATTATTTCGTGTTATCCTCAATGTTCCGAGTAATATGTATGATTCTCAGGGTGGAAATTTATTTCAGGGAGTCTGGGATGCGAGCGGCGGAACATTTCCGACCACAGATCAATTCGGAAATCCGATTGTAGCCGGCCAATATTGGATAATTAGTGTCGCTGGAGATTTGCCAGAATCACTGGATTTAGTTGATACACAACATGTAGATGTCGGTGATCAAATCACTGCACTTGTTGATAATCCAGGTCAAGATCCTGCAAAATGGGCAATAAATTCGTCTGCGCCCGGTTTAGTCAGTTTTAACGGCAGAACAACACCAGCAGCAGTACCAATGGCGGATGATTATGATGTTTCAGATGTAACCGATGCTGCCTCTTTAGATAGCCCAGCATTCACAGGAACACCTACAGCCCCAACTCCTCCGCCTGGAACAAATACGACTCAAATTGTAACAGCTGAATTCGTGCAATCAGCGATTAGCAGCTATACATTCCCAATATCGTATGTCTTTGCGCCAGGAGATACCGGCACATATACCCCCAGTGACCCCTCTGTAAAATATATTTCAATTCAAGCCTGGGGTGGGGGTGGAGGTGGTTCTGCGTCTATTGCAAACTCTTTTACACCTACCCAATACGGAACGGATGGCACAGAGACGACGCTTATAAACTCAGGAGAGGGTATTAATATCACATTAGGTGGCGGAAAAGGGGGCACCACCGCTAAAGGCGAGGGAGGCGCACTAAGCGTGGCAGGAATTCCTGCTTCAAATCCGGGTAGCGCAGCCAATGGACAATCGGGAAATGAATCAGGAGGCGCATTTCTAGCTGGTTTTTCTGATCCTCTACGCATTAATCTATATTTTCCCGGTGGCGCTGGTGGTGCAGGAATATTTGCAGGGGGTGGAACTTCAGACGTAGACCCGGATAAATGTCGAGGAGTGGCAGGAACTGGATCGGGAGGATCGGGGGCACCAATTGCTATAGATACTGATACCCAAACCCTTGTAAACGCCGGTTTAGGTGGTGGTGGTGGCGCATGGATAAATAACCTTATTTTACTACCCATAACAATAGATTATGTGGTCGGGGACAAAGGCGTCGGCGGCACAGGGGGAACAGGCGGTACAGATGGTGGCGACGGGGACGCAGGTGGATTAGTTATTACCGAATGGTTTTAATAATTTTTAATCCAAATAACGACAAAAACCCCTCAAATTTTAATTTCGAGGGGTTTTGATATCTACATTGCAGACAGATGATTTTGATTGCTCTACGGGGCGATTTTGAGCGTGATTAAAACGATTACTGAGCGACTGCGTCATTAACCATAGATTTAGCATCATCAGCAACACTCGCAGCAGCATTAGCAGTATTTGACAGATCTGTTGCAGTTTTTGATACGTCAGCCATGTGCGAAAGAATTTGAGGCACATGGTCAGGAGTGATAGTGCCGCCATCTCCTACTAAACCCTCGATAAATGAAACACAACTCGGCAAAACTTTGATAATCACATCAAACAACGCAAGAATAGCAGACTCAGACATTTAATAACTCCTTTCAATTGATTTGGCGTAGTGTATCACATTTTTTTAAAAAAGTCATCAGAGATATTTATTGAAAATTGGTAATGAATTTTTCCCCGTTATCAATACCATTAAATTCGAATTGAATTATTTTATTCTCAAAATCTATTGAAAGTTTCTCTATACCTGGATATTTTTTCTTAATTTCCATACTATCATGATTTTTTAAAAAATAGTCAATTTCTTTTCTACTAATTTCCTTGCAGAATTCTTTTTCAATTCCTAATTTTGAACCATCATATCCAGGATAATAAGAAAAGACAATTATTGTATATTTCATTTTTTCTCTCCTTTTTTAAATAAGTCCCAAATTATTCCGCTCTTGAACCCTTCCCACTTAAATAAATTCTTTGTTATCTTCTTATCTTCACAAATTGTTGTGATCATTTATTAAAAATAGCATTATTATTCTCAAAACCAGGATAGATATATTTTAAACTATGGAAACAAATTTTAGCTGTATCAATTGCTTCTCTTGTATTCATTTATTCCTTCCTAATTTTTCTTCTTGATTCGTTTCTTCATTTTTATTTCCTTTGGAATCATAATCATGAAATCCTCCAGATCCTCCACCCCCTGTGTAAAATAATAATAAATATCTTCACATTGTTTTATTGTTTCTAATATTAATTCTCTTTTTATTTGATCAACATCTTGTCTATTAAAAAATGCTGATTTAGGATAACTAATTTGATCAACACATTTATTAATTTCAAGTTTTTTAATAAAATCATCTTCATTTTTTGATGATAAAAATAAATCATATAACTCGTATTTATCAAGTCCAATGAGTTCTAGAAAATCTGAGTCAATATTAATCATTTTAATGTCCCTACTTTTTCTATATAAACTTCATAAAATTGTAGATAAAAAATAAAAGTATTTTTCTCTACATATCCAAAATCTTCTTTCATGCTAGTAAATTTTTTCTTCTTGATTCTTTTTTTCATCGTTTAATTCTCCAAATAAGATTAGGGGGCCTTTAAAGTTTTTAAAAAAATCATGAGGAATATTCTCCAACGGTCCTAAATTTATTAATGGTTCTGATTTGATGTTTCGAAGAAAATCCCATTCCCTCAATTCCACTTTTTTTTTCATTTCTTCAACAGTGAGAGGCCATTTTATAGATTTAATATCGGGATATTTACGTTTAAAAATTTTCTTCTTGATTCGTTTTTTCATTTTTTATTTCCTTTGGAATCATAATCATCAAATCCTCCAGATCCTCCGCCCCCTCCATCCATAGAGATCATTATATATTTTGGAGGTTTTTTACAAATAATTTTATACTCACCAATTTCGGCTGAAAATTTTGGCTTTCTTTTAAATATATTCTTGACAAATTCAATTAATTTTTTCATTTATGTCTCCCGGCTTCCAAAATTGGAAGATTAGCTTCTGTTGGAATATAAACAGTCTCTTTTCCTGTATTTGTCATGTTATTTATCCATAGATAATGCAAATATGATTCATTATCTTTAAGGCTATCACCAATAATCTTATTTGCTTGAGCAACACCTTTTGCTCTTTCAATTTCAGCTTGTCCAAGTAATTTAGCAGAATCAAGTTTTGCCTGTGCTTCTAAAACAGTTATTCGACGAGTAGATTCTGCTTTTGACAATTCAGCTTTTCCAGATTGTTCCTGTTCCCATATATCATATTTTGGTCCAATTATAAGCCATAATGTTATTATGAAAGATATTATAAATATAATAATTAAAATTAATTTTACCCAAAATTTAATAACATATAAATCTTCATCATCTTTTTGTATATTATTCATTTTTTATCTCCTTCTTTATAACCATCCCAAGTAAAAACATTTATATATCTATCAGTTTTTGGACAAATAATTTTTTCAACGGTCGCGCCGTGGCGAAGCATCACTATTTTAATTGATAAATGCTGTTTTAATCCAGTAATTTTTCTTAAATCATTCGTGTTATATTTCCCCGGAGGAAGTTTTTTAATCCATTTTGCGGTCATTTATTCGTCCTTTTATTCAATTTTTTTCTTCCTTTTATAAATATTATTGATAATAAATAATATTTATCAGATATTTTTCTTTCGTGGTAAGACAAATTCATATGTTCTACAATAAATCCGCAAGATAAATTTCTATTTATGTATAACTCTATATCTTCTGTTGTAGAAAACCATATTACAAATACAAATTGTTTTTTCATATTTTACTATTTTCTTTATTATCAGTATATCCTATTTTTTATAATTATCATAATATAGTTTGTTTTTATATCTTGATTTTATTTTTTCAATCACATCAATCATATTGTCTATTTCTTTCATCGATTGAAAACATATCCTAAATATGTGCTCCATTTCGGATTCTTCGAATTTTGGATATTTATTCATATCAGAATCTTTATCTAGTTTTATAAAGTCCAACCAACAATAATTATATTCATCATCTGCAATATGAAAACTATAAATAAATTTATCGTAAATAGATATTACATTTTCCGATAATACATCAATTCCTTCATTATTAACAAGATATGATTCTTCTTTATTATCAGTAAAATCATCACCGACGAGTTCGATTAAATTATCGCTTCCTGCTGAGAGTTTATTATGTTCAGAAATTCCTTTGCTTGTATATCTAATTATATTATTTTGACATTTTGTAGTACAAACAAATGGATAAAGTTCATCATCATGTATTAAAGATTCAATAATACAAAAAACTTTATATTGTATTCCATTTCTATCTATGTAAACTTTATTAAGTTCTAGTTTCATTTTTCAATCATCCTTTTCTTCTATCTATTTTTACTATATCACCATATTCTATTGTCATTTTTTATCCTTATTAATTATAGAAATAATTTCATCTAATGATAGTTGTTTTTTCGAAATATTTTTTTATATTAAACACAATTTTTTAATCCATTCAATATCTCATATTGTTTATAAGCCATATTTAAAACATCTTCTCTCGCTTTAAATGATTGCTTTGCATTGAAATCGAGCTGTTCTATGCATTCTTCTATCCATAAATTTTTAACGAATTCTTTTTCGTCTTTGGAATTATGGAATATTTCTTCTAGTTCTTGTTGTTGTAATCCGACGAATTCTAAGAATTCGGATTGAATGTGGATGTTAATCATTTGCTATTTCCTCCAATGTTATTTTGTATTTTTTTGCTTTATAACCTCTTCCAAAAAAAGGAGAATTAGTAGATTCTGTCGCATATTCTATTTTAGATACTTCAGGGAATTCTTCTTGTTTTGACAATATTATTAATTGATCAAATTTTACAGATTTAGATGAAGGATTGTAAGAACGATTGTAAAAATCTTCAATGTATTCACAACCAATATTTTTTATAAATCCAATAAATGCATGTTTTTTGCACTTATTATCAACTCGATAATTAGAGCCTATATATCCATGCAATAGATGCTTTATTTCTGTATCTGAAAGCCTAAACGATAATCTACTATGCCATTTATTTTCATCATCCGGATTTTTGAATATAGACTCAAATCTGAATTCAATTCCGTCATCTATTTTTGGTGTAAATGGAAGTAAGTGAGTTAAATTTTTATAGATAAAATCTTTTAATAAAAATCTCATTCGCTCATTGTGAATATTTTCTAGCTCGTCATCTATTTTGTCGTTCATTTAATTAATCCTCAAATTTAATTTCGAATTCTTTCCCATTTCTTTTTACGAATCCTTTAAATAAAGTGTATTTATTTGAATCTTCGCATTCTTCTTTTAAGATTAATTCATCGTTGTTTTTTATTTTATATAAATTGTTCATAAAATTATCATCTATGGATCCCTTTTTAACATTCAAAGTAATACTTGGCATGGGGTATTGTAATCTGAACATTTCCCAATCTAAATCTTCTTTATTAACTCCATTTTTTTCATCTCTCATATGTTCATTATGAATCTTTTCTAGTTCGTCATCTATTTTATCGTTCATTTTTTCTCCATTAATAATGTTTTAATTTCTTCATAAGATTCTTTTATTCTTATTTCTTTTCTATGTGATATCTCGTCCGTATGATAATCATCATACTCTGTAGCAGAAATTTTTTGAAAATGATTAAATACTAAATATGTATATTTATCAGAAGAATAAACATAACTAATATCTGAAATTTTTATCAAATATTTTGCTTCTGGGTAATAGCCAGTTACTTCAAAAAATTTCATTTAATTCTTTCTCCTATAATTATAATTGTCATGATTTAATTAAACCTCCTATAAACTTCATAATTACAAGCGCCGATTTTCATTATTTTAAATCCTTGATCAAGCAGTAGCTCTGCTACCTCTTTGTCTATTAAAACATCAAATAATTGAGCTTCTAGATTATTTTCGAACATTGATATGATTTGACTAAAATTCATGATATATCTCCTTTGTTACTATATAATATATATATTATTAATCTAAAATTTTTACATCAAAATCTTCATGTTCATGAAAATATTCTTTTAAGATTCCTTTTTGTATTTGGAAAATGAGAGGAATTCGGTCGATAGTTATATTATGACTATCAGAAGAATTTTTAAATTTTACTTTCTCTCCAAGTTCTGCACCCCAATACTCACAATCAGATGACGGATGTTTTTTTACAATTGTATAACCACAAAATACAACTGCGTTTTCACGCAAATTTGGTGTTTTTTTGATAACTAATTCGACATTTACATATTCTGAGTTAAATATTTCATCGATTTTTTTAACTTCATCAGAATATTTTACGTGAAATACCCATCTCCATCCTTCCTCTGAAATTATACAATTTAATTTATTTACTTCTTCTTCTAGAAGAGAATTACGACGTCCAAATCCATATTCATATTCTCTAAAACGAAGAATTACTCTTTTACTGTTATCTATTATATGCCCGTTAATTAATGAATTTCTTATTAAAAATGTTGGTCTTCTTGCTTCAAGCATAACGCAAATCCTTTTATTATAAAATTTTAACTTTACATTTATTACCAAGTGCAATCAGAAGCTCTTATACGATCAAAATCTTCCGGTAAATTTTTACGTTTTACTTTTAAAATTTGTGTTTCTTCAATACCTTGAAAATGTCTAAATTCACGGCATTCTTCTTGTGCACCCTCTGTCCAATCGAAACATCTTTTCGAAAGGACTTCACCAGTTTTCTTATTTGCTGCGATATACCAAATTTGTTCTTGTTTATTTTTGTCCATAAAAAATATCCTTCTTGTTTTAAAGAGCATTATTGCTCTCTGTTTACAAAATAAATCATATGAACTATTTTGTAAAGAAAAATAAATCATATGAACTAAAATATTTTTTATCATTGAAAAATAAGGATAATTTTATAAAGAGGGGGGGCTGGGGAGTCAAAAACTTGCAGGCTTGCGTCAAAATTGATACTCTGAGCTGTTCATACGATCTGTGTCTCCGCCCATCTACATAGTTGCAGATGGGTTTTTATTTTCCCAGCTTAAAATAATTCCTGAGTTTTATCTGCTTCGATTGCCGCTTGAGCTGAGGCTTCTACCGGCGCTACAGGCGCTTCTTTTTTCAAGTCCTGGGCAAATGTAGAGTAAACTCCTTTTTGCCCCTGGACGCTGAAAATTAGACCTGATCTTGATAATTTGTATAGACGCGCTGTGAGAGAGTTCCTCGTCGTCATTTTGCCGGTTTTTTTGAACAAACGCACAATAAGTTGATCTAGAGTCGCGTATCCCTTGTTCTCATTGATGATGTCTAAAATATCGCTGTCAGATTTTTCCTTGGAAAATTCTTTAAGCTCTTTTAGCTGTTCCTCGGGCAAGCCTTCCATTTCTTCTTTTCTCAACATCAAGAGTCCCATAAAATTATCGTTCGATGCGGCGCGATCTTCAAATTCTTTGATTTTCTCTTTTAGTCTGCTATTTTCTGTTTCTAAAACATTTAGTTCTGCTTGCAAACAGATTACAGAATTATTAATCTCAAAAAACTTTTCATGCAGTTTTTTATGAGATTCTCTTATATGTAACTCCATAGTCGAATCATTAGCTATTTTATGATGCAATGCGAGCTGCTCATTGATATTTGTTAACAAATTGCTTAAAACTTCCATTTTTTCTCCAAATAACGTTTAAAATAAGAAAGACCCTCAATCTCATTTGAGATTTATTGCGATTTAATTTATTTTTGTCAAATTATTTTTATGGAAAATAAAGGTGCCGGTATACGCCCGGCAACGCTCTATGCCTTCTTTCAGCTACTTTATAAGGCAGCTTGGCTCTATGAGTTAGAGCTGATTCTTCAGTCATATTGGATTGCTTTCTATCCACAAGTCAAGCGCTATATTATAATTAATAAAGCAATATTATTAATTATAATATCTATAATTAATTTACTATAATTTAGGAAGAAATGCAAATAAAAAATGCCGGTCTTTCCGGCTAGCATGTGCCGCGTGGGGAGCACAAACCCCCGACATTCGCTAGGGCATTAAAAATTTAACACCGTCGGTGAGCAAGTCAAACTATTTGGTGATGTGATGGATAAAAGGTGCCTACCGTTTTTCATATTCGAGATATGCTCTCCAATAGTAGGCGCTAGAGAGTCGGTCTTTCCCGGCTGTCATGTAAAATTTAACACAGAAACTAGTTACTATGCAATTTGCATACCATGCAAAAATTCTCGGCGCCATACCAACTATTAGTACGTTGTCTACGTATTGTTAAAAAAATGACTAATCTGTCAAAAGAAACTGGGATTAGCAAATCGACTCTTACTCTTATTTCACGAGTAAAAGGCAGATATGATGGATGCATGTCTACTCGCATGCGACTTGAGGCTTTTCTCGAAGAAGTTTCAGAACCAATTAAAAAGTTACCAAGAAAAAATATCACATAATTATATGTTATGTGATATTTTAATATTTTTACTCTGATTGGTATTCAGCGTGCAAAATTTGGCTTTTTTTAGGCGATTTTGGAATAGGAGAACATCGAGGATAGATTTTGCATAGGACAGATTATTTTCGTCGATTATAAGTCAAATTAGAGAGTTTATTAATTTGTTAATTATTTGAAAATAATAAAAATTCGTCTTTAGTGCATGAAGTTCTCATTTATCTAAGTCCTCTTCAATTATTTCTACGATATCAAACTGAGAAATGTCATTGGTAGAATTAAATTTACCATTCGGAAAATAAGAACCTGCAAATGATCCATCCAAAAATTTTAAGGATACTGGCGTGATTGAATCTAGATTAACAGACATAACTATTAAACATTCGCCATTACGTAGTTTAATTTTTTGACCAACTTCAAATTTCATTCCTCATTCCTTTCATCATTTGATCCCCACGCCTCTTCTTGATTAATTTGTAATGATTTATTAACCCACATCCAAGATTGTTCTATGTTCATTAAAGCAATTTCAGCTTCAGGATTTCTTCCTAAGATGTGGTGTACTTTTTTTAATAAATTTTTATAATCTTCTTGAAGAAAAGAAAGCATACGCATTGATTTTTTGTTAAGTAAAATATTATTTAATCTATCTTCTATTTGTTTCATTCCTCAACCCTTTCAAATAACTCCCAATCATCTGCATCTATCACATCTTCTTCCATCTCTATATGATAAGTATTTCCTCCATTGTCATCAAAATAATGTTCTTCCCATAAAATCCAAAATCCTTTTTTCCAGCTTCTTCTTCTTACTTTTTTATATTCCCTGATATAAGGCAATATCTCTTCAAACCTCATTTTTTCTCCAATCTACAGTTTTTAAAATTATTAATTTTTTTAAAAATAGGTCGTTCCCAAGGGTTTTTAACTTCTAAAAATATAAAATTTCCAGTAATATTATTTTCTTCGATATACTTTCTATAAATAGATTCATAATAATCATAACATTTTTTATCATTTTTTAATATAGTAATAAAATTAAAAATATGTTCTATTGAATTCATTAAATCTTCTATCGTCCCATGAAAAGAAGGAATATCGTCTTCATTTAAGTATATCATTCTATGAACAAGAAGAGAGATAAACTCATATTTATCAATAGTATAAAAACCCTGAGTTTGATCAAAATTTTCAAAAATACTAATCTCATAATATGGTTTAATTTGTTTTTTAAACCCATACCCATATATACATCTGATTATGAAGCTTTTAAATTCTTCTTGTCGTATAGTAGAAATTTTAGAAGATTTACTTACAAAAAATCTCATTGCTTTTTTGTAAAATAATTTAAAAAATCTCATCTTTTCTCCAATTCATTGTCAGAAACATTATGTTCTTCTATCGTATAACGAAGACTTTGTGAAAACATACCTTTTTGTCTTTTGCAGTAGTTTTCTGCTAATTCTTTGGTTTTAAAAACCTTTTCTACGTTATATTGGTCTCCAAATCCATGAGTCATCACGATATATACTTTCTTTTTTCTTTCTTTAATTTTATTCAATTCATCTGCGGTATACCATTTATCGTCTATTTTTCTTTCGTATAGTTCAATGTGACCTTCTAAATAATTCTTATGAAATCCAATAAAATTATTTGGGTTCTCAATAATACAATATCCATAAATCGATTTTACAATAAATATTTCTCCACTTTTGCCAAGTAACTCATTCTTATTAAGCTCGCCATTAAGCTCGCCATATACATCATGTTTTAATCTTACTCTATCACCAACCTTAAATTTCACGTTTAACCCCCCAAATATTTTCTAGCATAAAAACCATTCTAATTATTGAATATGCTGTGTCTGAATAGTCATTTTTGTCTCTTATTGTCTGCAATATGTTCATTGGCAAGCCTAATTTTCTAGCAACATAGGTTAATTTTATACATTCATTATCAAGACGTATAAAAAAATTACTCATTGATTTCTCACGAATATATATTTTTGCTTTTTCTAATATTTCTGAATTTCTGTTTTCAAAATCTCCGATTTCACTACATTGTAAGCATTTATTTGATGTGATATTAATAACTAGAGTTGGTAATAAAATAGCGTGAGAAAAAATATCATTTTCCATGACTTTTTTAATTTCTTTAGTTTCTATTGAAGTGGAACCGCAGCATGGGCATATCATATTTTTTTCCTCCTAAATTCAAGTAAAAAATTTCCGGGTCCAATCTCTTTTTGGGTTTTTGATAGGAACCATTCAGTGCCATCATTTTGCCGGGAACAAAATGGTTTATGTTTTCTTTGATTAAGACCATATAAAGTGACTTTTCCATTCAATGATAATGATAAATATATTATTTCATAATTTTTCTTTCCTAACCATATAAAGAAAAATAATAGCAAAAAATAAAATATAATAATAAATATATTAAGATAAAAAATCATGTTCTATCCTTTCATCTAAGTGTTTAAAATTATCAATCTCAATTCTTCTTTTTCTTAACTGATTTTCAGAATAGTAGAATGGGTCCTTGTAGTGGATATTACCTATCATTATTCTTGCTAAATCATACCAACGCTTATTTACTAGACATACGATGAAGGGAACTGTTTTTATGCACTGAGATCCCTCATTATAAGCAAAAACACACATAGATTCATAAATTTCATTCCGAACACGATGCCTCCGGCAAAAATCCTCAACATCAGGATAGACTTTTTTGAAAAGCTTTTTTTTGGTCCAATCTAAGGCTTGTTGCTCTGTACATGTGTCATGCTCGCGAATAATGGCTCCATTTGGATAATATTGAACGAGATTGATGCCGATGCACATCAACCCATCCGGGTCCTTGAAACTCTCCAATTTGACCCCTTCAGACTGTTTTTTGAGGAGTTCTATGATTTTGTCTTCGCTATTCATCATCAATTCCCAATGTATTTTTTAATAAAATTTCTATAGACGATAAATATTTTATTATTGTATCTTTTAAATACAAAGGGTCTATAGAATTTTTTACTCTATATTGCAAAAACTCATATTTTGTTATTGCATAATTAAGATCATTTATTTTTAATTGTATTATTTCTACAAATTTATTTTTTGCTTCATCAATAGAATCAAAACAAAATTTTTCATTAATAGCAAGCGAATGTTTATCAACAAAATAAAATTCTTCTTTTTTAATAAAAAATTTTTCTGATATATTTAAGAAATCTGGATCAATAACATATTTTTTTATAATTTCATTCTGTTCGCGATCAAAATCGGTAAAGTTCATTGTTTTATATTCTCCTGAAATTCTTTGACATTTGTCACATCGCAGTCTTTATTCTCAAAATTATCATCTTCAATTTGCGGGTTATATCCAATTTGTCTTAATTGTTTTAAATTAAAATCGCTAACTTTATTCCAAGCTTCTTCTTCTCCCTCTGCTTCAATTACACAAGAGCACAATACGGGTACAGTAAATTCAACAAAAAATTTCATAGACAAACCTCAATATAGCTTTCTTTTCTTACGTAAGTTTATATTAAATAATAATAATATAAACAATGAAGTTGCGAATAATAACATGGATAAACCATATAAAATATCTATAAAATTCATTTTTATCCTCCTAGTTTAAGTTATTTTTAAATTCTAATTGTTCTGATTGTACCGGAAGAATTCCTATATTTAACCTACTAACATTTGCAAGTCCTACAATTATTCGGCCAATATTGCTTATAGTTTCTTCGTATTCATCATTTTGTATTTTTCGACGAGAATGTTCTATAAGATTTTCTATGACATTTCCTATTAAATGTTGATCGTCTGTCTTTAAATCTAAAAGTTTGTGTTTGTATTCAGTCACCTATTTTTTCCTCTGTAAAATTGTCGCCTACTAATTTAATCAAATCATTATCATGTAATTCTACCATATTGACCTTACCGCTTTCTGTTATATGATTACATTTATTTTGACTTTTATTTATAACTATATAGTTAAAATATAAATGAATGGGTAATATAGCCACAACTTTCCACTGTTCACCTTTTGCATCAAAATAAACTTTATTTAATTCAATTTTCATTCGGTAAATTCTGAGCCGACGAAGGAGACTAAATCTTCATCAAAAATTTTATCCGTCGCAGATAATTTTCCGTCACTATAAAGTCTATTATAATCATCATTTTTTTCATTTAACGCTAATACGTGCCCTTCTGAGCTAACACAAACTACTTTCCACTGTTGTCCATCTCTAGCCCTAAATACTAGTCCAACATCGTCTTTCGTAAGCAATTCGCCTTCTGTGTATGATGTTCTCATTTTATTTCTCCAAGCTAAATCTAAAAGTTTATGTTTGTATTCAGACATTCGGTAATTCCTTCTTATCTTCGGTAAAATAGGGGCCGACGAAGGAGACTAGTTCGTAGGTAGAAAATTGAGCTATCCCATGCAGGCTAAAACCCATCATAAGGCTCCCACAATCACTAAGACCAATGAAAGGATAACTTTCTTTATGGAGTAAAAAATTTATTATCCTCCATTTTTTACCATTCTTGCCTTTAAATACTAATCCAATATCTTCTTTTGTGAGTAAATCACCCTCGTTGTATTCTGTTCTCATTTTATTTCTCTCCTATTTTATTTATCAACATACCGAATACATTCGCCATATCTCTTTGATTTTTTAAATATTCATGAAATTTAGAATATAATTCATTATATCTTGTCTCTGAATCATTTAATTTAAAATTAAGGTCAATGATAATTTTGTTGATATATCCAGGGATACATTTAGCTTCGTAATCTTTTATAATTTCATTTTGCTCTTCGATTTTTTGTTTTAGATAGTATATATTATCATCACTCATTTTATTTCTCCAAGTAAATTTATTTTTTCTATTATCTCTTTTGGAGTTTCTTTGACATTAAAAAATGTTCCTGAATCTGGTGTGACAGTTGAATGAGGTTGATCATCACATGCATCAATATAATCAATTATTGATTCTATTTTATCAGGATTTATATAAATTTTACAATCGGTAGGTTGCATAGTTAATTTTATGAATTTCATTTCATTCTCCTTTTACTATATTTTTGTAAACATTATAGACAATTCGTTTCTTTAATTTCTTGTATGACTTCATCAAATGTTTTTTTCATATTTATTTCAATTCTCCATCGCTAAATCCAATAATATCACCGTTGCTTCTTATCATGTATGTGTCCCAATTAATCCTTTTATCAAAACAATAAAAATCACAAGTTAAATTTGTTTCTCCGTATTCTTCCGATAATTTTTTCTTTAAATCATCTAAACTATTTACTTCTATTATTGTCTTCATAGACTCTTCTAAAGAGCCACGGTGATATCGAAATAATGGCATTATATTTCCCTCAATTCATTTTTCTGGAGTGTTAAGTAATATTTCTTGAATTTGTTTTTCAATTTCGTTACGATTATTTCGATCTATTTCGTGGATTATTACCCTAAATATTGATTTAGAATCATACTCATGATTAAATCTTCCCAATACATTAAGTAGGCATTTGTCTAATTTATATAAGGATAATTCTTTTTTATATTTTTGATATTCTCCTGAATGATTTTTTATAAATGAATATAAAGCATTTTCACTTATATTTTCAAAATCATTTAAATTTATTTGTCTATCGAAAAGCAATAACAATAAAGAAGAAATTATTGCCTCTCTCCTATATATTTTCCCAATAAATTCTTCTTCTGTAGGTTTAATTTTCATATCTCCCTCAATTCGTTATTGGCAATAAAATTTGGATTGTGTTTTAAGCAGTAGTTGTAATCATCGCAAGCTTTGTCAAATTCAAATCTTCCCTCATCAATGCGTTCTTGACTCAATTTAATTGGAAAAACAGCATAGGGAGGCTCACTTCTTACAAATAAAATGTAATAAGAATTACATCCGAAAACATTTGAATAACAAGCGGCTTGAAAAAGATATCGATATTTTCTCATTGCCCTTAAAATTTCATAATCGTTATTTTTGACGGTAGTAGTCTTCAAATCAGCGATAAACATATGGCCCTGGGTATCCAACTGGCATTTAAAATCGATATCTTTGTAATTAAAATGGTGAACTTTCTCGAAATGTCTTGATGCAGAAAGAATGTGCCGCGTATCGTCATTTTTAAACGCTGCTTCAGCCATCCGCTTTGCTTGCTCGTGCTCCTCTTCTGTAAGAATGAGATAGTCTTTAGGATTTGTGAGGACTTTGGCGTATTTTGAGCCCATTTCGAAGATGAAATCTTTTTCTTGGCTATCGACTTCATAGAAGCGGCCTTTCTCTTGTTTTTTGACCTTTTTCTCAGTCACAGGGAAATAATCTGGCCCCCATCCCTGCATCATGAGTTTGAAGATTTTCCCTTCCCGCGAATTGCCGTCGAATTTGGGCACTGTAGCGATTACATCGGCCCGGTGAGGTTCTAGTATCAACACATGCACAGCCGAGCCTAAATTTTGCGAATCTGAAGGCTTTTTAGGATTATCGATGGCATATTTGAACTCTTCTACGCCGTCCAGAATAAGTTTGAGTTTAGACTGTGACATGCGAGGATCGGCGTGGTATTCTTTACTAAGCATTTGGCATTCCTTTCATCATAATCTCAAGTTCTTCCTGTTGTTTATATTCTTGTTCTCTTTTAAATAAATTTTTGTCGTGCTCTTCTAATATTGCGAAAATCATATCAAAATTAAGTTCTGTTCCCATACAAAAATCAAATGATCGATAAATTGAATCTTCTCTTTGAATAAATGAATCTTTTCTTTTTTCAAGGAATTTCTTCATTTCTAAATAAAAATCATCTATAATATCATTAAGCAGAGCTCTTTGTGCTCGAAGAATTTTTTCTCTTTCGGCGTGGTATTCTTTACTCAGCATCTTCATTTTCCTTTATATCTTCTTCTGTTGTACTAATAAGATGCAAACTTTTTATAGGCTCCCAGTATCTATCTTCTTCTTCAAATGGAGCGCCATCGGGTCTAGATTCTTCAGAGTAAACCGGCTCACCTATCGGTCCTGAAATAATATTTCCATTTCTTGCAACCCACATTGCTTCTATTTTCGATCTTGGTTCACCATCCCAAACATGCCAAACTTCTTTTTCTTGATCTACTGTGTTCAAGAATTTTATGATGTCTTTTACTTTCATTATTTAACTCCAATAATTGATACAGGTGGATCAATAGTAGTTTTTTGGTCATGGATTTTATCCCCAAAAATATCATGAAGTATCAATGTACAATCAAAATCTCTTATTATTTTTCTAAATGTAGATGTTTTAAATCCTCTTGATTTAAATAATATAATAATTTCATGCAATATTTGTTGTGATATTTCTACTTGTACATCTGATGGTAAACTATAAAATAGTTCTGATAATTCCTTAAATTCTTCCTCAGTTACATTTTTTTCTTTAATATCAGCATTAATTAAAATATGTTTGGCTAAATATTCTTCATTTATCATTCTTCATTCCTCATTTTTTTATAATTTTTACGCAAAATTGAAATTATTTCTTTATTATGATAAACATAATAAAAACTTCTATCATCTTCCGACATAGAATCGAATATATTATCAATTTTATTGTATGTTTCGTCATTTATTAAAGCCACTCTTGATAATTTTTTATCTATAGTAGATAATAGTAATTTATATTTATCCTGTTCTTTAGCCTTAATTATATTATATCTTGTTAATAATAAATCTATAAAACCATAGATAGTTCCTTGCCTTTCAATATGTTTACAAAGTTCTAAATATTCTATAGAATTTTCATCTTTATATTTTTCAAACATTATCACCTCTTTTTTCTTCAAAAATTTTCTCTAATATTTTATATATTTTCAATACCATTTTCCTTTTCTTTCTCAATCATTATTTCCCATACTTTCTCGATAAAATTTTTGAAATTGCCGCAATTCTATTTCACATATTTCCATGGCTTTTTCAAATCTATTTATTAAAGATTCTAAGCGAATAATTTCTATTTTATGTTTTTCTACGGCATTCTTCATTGTTCTTAAATCTATTAAATATTTATGTTGTTTTTCTAAAAATTCCCATTCTTTCATTTATTTTCCTTTTCTTTCTCAATCATTTTATCATGAGATTTTAGCCAATGTTTCATCATATGTGTCATTTCATCAACGGTCATACCAATTCTAGACAAATTATGCATTATATTTATTATACATTTTGTATGTATTGCTATCTTTTCTTCGATAGAAATTTCATTGTATAAATTTATTCTTTCTAAATATTCTTCGTTTGACAATGGTTTAGTGTCTCTTAATAGAACATAATCTTGATTATTCATATTTATAACCCGATCTTAAATTTTTTGAATCTTTTTTCTGAATTTTTATAGATAAATTTATTAAATTTATCTATCTTTATTGTATCTTTTTCTTGACAAAAAACAGCGTAATCGCAACATATTTTTATATTAAATATTATATAATATATTTGTTCATGAGTGAGTTCTTGTGGTCTTAATAAATCTACAAATTTCATACTTAACTCATTTATTTTTTCTTTATCTATTTTAGAAGTCATTATATCTCCCATTTAAATTTTTTAGTCAAAATCTTTAATTTTGAGCATATTTTATCGTAAAATTCTTTGGTTATAAATATTGAATTGTTTTTATCTTTTCTTATGATTAGCTCTTGCTTCGCTCGATTTTTTAAGCGTATTTCCTGTAATAAATTAGTAAAGGCAATCTGTTCGTCCATAATCATCGATTTCTCCTAATATTTTTTTTGTTATTTAAACCATTTTTCGTTGAATTCTTTTTCTAAAATATCAATTACATAATTTCCTATCTTATTAACTGTAGGAATATCTATAGTTAAATCAAATCCATTAGTTTTTTTTGTCAACATCTGTGCTAGATGATTTTTAAATTTATCAATCATCTTCCGTTCAGTTTCCTGCATTGCTTTAAGTTTTATGTTTAATTCATAATCAATTAATATTGTTTCAACAACGCCACAATTTTTGCTCATTTCTTCATCAGATAACATATTGATTCCTCCTATTTTTTAATGTTTAGTTATTTTTTCTTCTTTTTTTTTAAATATATCGGTATTTATTGATAATGATAAATTATCAATAATATTTATTAAAACAGGCCTAAATTCTTTAACCTGTATGCTATATTGTATAAGCACTGTAGTTAAAATTTTTGAAAGAGATTCCAAATCTATACCATAATTACATAAGATAGGCTGCATAATTTTTGTAAAAAATTCATATTCTTCTGCTGCTTTTTTTTCTAAATCAAGAGATTTGAATTTATAACATCTTTTTTCAATTTCTTCTTCTGCGGGTGTATTATATTTTGATAAAAATGAAGTTAATTCATTTTTAAATTTCATTTGTTCATCAGATAGCATCTTGTCTCCCTATCAATTAATTTAAAATACTTAAACTTACCTTTTGTTAATAACTGTATCTTCAATGCATGCTTTAATTGCATGCTGTATTTTCCATTTACCCATTTCGAAACTAAATCTCTACTCACATCGAGTACTCTAGATAGCTCAGACTGGGATCCAAAATAATCAACTACTTTTATTAAATACTCACGATTATCAGTCATTTATTTTTCACATATTCATAGAATGATTTAGACAAATCCAAATCAATCGTTTTTTCTGTCGGATTTTTTGTAAGAACTCCTCGGCAAATTTCTTTTATAACATTTTCATCTTTTAAATTGTAATGTATCTCCGCAATTGAAAGAGCTTTTTGATAGATAATTTTCTTATCTTCTGGCGATTCTCCAAATTTTTGTTCAAAAACATCTTGTACTGGTGTATCAATAACCGCTCCTTCGTCGTACATATTTTCTATTTTTTGTATTTGTGGTAATTCTGGTTTTTGTTTTACGGCAGGAGAATTAAAATCTTCGACTTCATCTGGAGTATAAAAATTACCTGTGCTTCCCGGATAAACCATGCGTGCGCCTTCGCTTATTACGCGCGCACGAAGCATGTTTCTTGGCCACTTCTTCCAATTATCTTTTCCTGCCAAACCTGCATTTTTAGCACGATTCATGTCCCATTCGATTGTCACTTTCCCGCCGACAGGATGGGAAAATGTGCCAGAAACTTTTTCATCATTGTATTCGTGCCATTCGACTTTGCCGCCAGCTTTTTGAAAACGGGAGAGAATTGATTCGGCTGTGAGTGCTGGTTTGCCTTGAATGATGTTGTACTGCATTGCAGCGCTTGCAGGATGCATTCCTTCCGCTTGCGCTATTGCCATCAGTGCAAATGCTTGCTCTTTAGTTTTGAGTCCGAAAAGTCCAGACGTTGCGATTGCGTGCGCTAATTTTTCCATTTCTGAAAATGTGATGACTGGTACTAATTGATTCTCTGACTTCTCTGACATTTGTTTTGTCCCTCTTTGAGAGCGAAATTGCTCTCTCATCACTGTAAACAAATGTTTACATGTTGTCAATTTTTTTCTACAAAATATTTTGAAGAGGGTTTTTCCCGCAGATTTAGCGGGTATTATTGAATTTCGCTTAAATTGCCAAATTTCGTCAGTTTACCGCCATGCCAATACATTGACTTCAACCAACTCTAAAAAATTCAAAATTCGGCAAATATGGACTGTTTTTCGACAAATAGTTCATCGTACGAGCATCTCAGAATCGCAGTCGCTCTCAATTCGAGATATTTGTCGATTCCCATCACTGCGATTTCGCGCAGCATGCTATTTTTTTGAATTTTTGAATTGATAGAATCATAAAATTTTTTGAGTCGAATCGGAAAATCTTCAATTTTGACAAGCTCAGTGTCTACTTTGCTTAAATTATTTGCATACATCATATTTTCCTCTAGCTGATTTAAAATTTCTACGCCTAAATTTTCATTCGCTCTATTGATTTTTTCTTCTTGCTCAGAGATAGTGCCCGCGGAAATAGATGTCTCATTAACGATTGTAGTTATCTGAAGATTTGCGTCTGTTTCCGCCATCTTCTTAGCAACTACGCGAACATCTATCCCCTTCTCATCCAAATTTTCAAAGAATATCTTAACTTTATCAAGACCATAACCTGTAGTTATTGGCGTGATTAAATCTGGGATGTCGTCTCTGGGGAACGGTCGAGCTATTCTGCGTTTCACCGCGCTCAAATGCGCTTCGAACGCTTTGTTAAAAATCGTCTCACGTTTTTCCTCGTCTGATTTCTCATCCCAGGTTTTCATTTTGCTTTTTGCCGGCGGTCGACATCGTTTCACTGCTGTTGCTCGCTGCTGCACAGCAGCATTAGAAGGATCTAATACAGGAGTATTTAATACAGGATATTTGTGTGATCCACGATCACTACCCCTAGTGATCGTGGATCCATACCCTAGTGATCCTAGATCACTAGGCTGGTGCTTCTGGATCATGCCCAACATGTATTCATTAAATATTTTAGACGTAAGGCAATAATGATTCGCATATGATTTTCTTTGCTCCTCTGCACTGACTATTTGCTTTAAAATATAGCCTTTTTCAATCAATCCTGGCACAGCATTCCCTTTTCTAATTGTCCCATTCAAAATTGAGCTGATTGTGCGCCGGTCAACAGACATTTTATCTGCTAATGAATTGAGAGAGATAAATCGATATTGATTTTCAAAACTCATCGTATAGTTCATTTCTGATGCTAAAATTAACATTAAATGCTTTTCCATGTGATTTAGTGTTTTTGATTCATGGATAGCATTCAGAGACCGGCCGCCTCCGGTTTTTGCGTTCGTTATTTTATCTGCTATTTCGGAAGGGATCATAGCGAGTTGTTGATAAATTGTATTTTTTGAATCCATTAAATTCTCCTATTGACAGATTTCGGTGGAAATGATTTATATGGATTGTCTAGTGCCCCTTCCCTGGGGGCGCCCTCATAAATCAAATCTTAAAATCCTAAAATTGTTTGTTCCCCTTGACATAACGAAAACACTGTGTTTCCATTACTACTGGGAAAACTGTTCGTCCAAGATCAAGATCCCCTTGAAGTATAGCTCCCGCTCTCACGCGCGGGGGTCTTTTTTTTATCTGCCATTCTAAGATTACCTTTTCTTTAAAATTCACTGAACTGAACCATCAGACTACATTATTTTTGGCTGCCCGTCTTAAATATTTTGAAAAATCTTGTTGAAATGATATGGTAATTTTAAGTAGCTCTTTTTTTAAGATGCTTTTTTGATTTTTTGATATAGATCCAAAATTGTTTTATCGAATTACAAAATAATTATTTTGACGGCATTTTCAGAATAATTTATCTCATTTTGAGACCATATGAAAAACATAAATAAAATAAAGAAAAAAATAGAAGAAGAGCAAAAGGAAAAAGAAGAATTAAAATCTTATCGACAATTCGAAGAAGAAATGGGAATTTTTGATAGAATAATTATTGTTGCTCTTCCCATTATACTGTTTATATTATTTTCATTAATTATGTTTAAAGTTATTTACAACTATTTAGAGAAATAGGGTAATTTTTTGTATAAAAATAGAATCAGCAAATATTGTAATGATAAAAGAAATCCTAAAAGAGGACAAAAAGGTTTTTTACCAGATTTACAAGAATGGGCAAAAGCATGCGAAGAATATTGCTATGATAAGCAAATAGTAAAGCATTTTGATATCTGTAATGAAACATTTTACAAATTTTTAGACAGACAAAGATACGAAGAAGAGCATGGGAGAAAAGCAGAATTCCTAGAAGCTTATAAAAATGGTAAGAATAAAAGTAGATTAGAAGCTATACAATTATTAAAACAATCTGCAAGAAAAAAAGACGAAGCAGCAACCATAATTTTCTACGCAAAAACATTTGGAAATTTAATTGAATCAAAAGATTTAAAAGACCTTAAAATGAAAAAGAAAGAATTCGCCCTAAAACAAAAGGAATTCTTGACAAAATTAGCGGAGAAATTTGAGCTTGATTTTGAACAATTGAAAGAGTTTGCTACGAAATTCTTTAAAGACGCTAAAGTGGATGATATATAAATGAACAGTTATGATGAACAATATTATTTCTTAAAATACAATGAGGAAGAAAAAAAAATACACGATAAAGCATTTCTTTCTGCTGTAGAAAAATATAAAATACCAAGAGAAACTAGCTGGATTGAAACAGATATTGTCTGCAAAGATTGCGATTATAACATAGTTGTATGTCAAACTTCTGAACCAGGTACGGATTACTGGTATTATTGTTCTAATAAATCATGTAAAAATCATAAGTATGGAGAACAATTAGGAGATCAAGAAGAATGTTCATTTGCTAAAGATGCGAAGGTTGATGATATATGAAAGTTTATTTAATTTCCACATATTATTTTGCACCTTTAATTTTTAGGACAAAAGAATTGGCTGAAAAGTATTGTGATTTAAAATACAAGAATGACGATAAACAAAATAAATATATTAAGTCATATATTGAAGAAGTTGAAATTATAGAAGAATTAGAGGAAGAATAAATGCCAAAATTAATAATAGACAACGACGAAAGAATTTACACACAAAGAAATTGCGATAAATCTTACATAGATGGGTTGAAAAGAGCGCAGGAATTAATAGAAAATTCGAAGCTAGAGCGGTGTCCAACAATAGACATATTATACACATCGCTATTGATAGAAAATGAAATATCTCGGATTAAAATTGAAGATATGGAAGAAAAAATAGAAATTTTGCAGGCTAAAATAGTTAGGTATGAAAAAGGATAATAACAATGAAAATTAATGAAGAAAATTGCGAAAAAGAGAAAATAGATAGTCCATATTTAGATGCTTTAGATAACGTTTTAAAAGAGGTAGACGATACTTTTTCTGATAATGAATTCGAAAAACATATTTTAATTGCAAAAATTTTAAAGTTGAAAATTAAATTCTATGAAAATTATCATGCTATTCCTGTGCTACAAATGAGAGAAGATCCAGAATTGTTGGAAAAATTAAAAAAATTAGATAAAGATAAACCGGATATATTGGATAGACTTAAATCTATAGGATTATTGTGATTTTAAATAAGAGCCCCATATGGGTTGCATCAGTGGAATATTATAAATGACCAGAGAAGACAACAAGAAAAAAATCCAAATACTGATTAAAAAACTCAGTGACATAGGAGTGGGATTTAATCATATCCCATTTAATGTTCTTGATAAACGGGATGGTAGTATGGTGATTGTTGATTTTGCCGGAAATGAATTAGGATGGATAACAGCTCAGGCTTGGGAGGAATTGGGGAATGAGGATAAATAAATGAATTTAGAATTTTGCAGAGGATACCTACAAGCATTGAGAGATATTTCATATAAAAATACAGAATTAGCTACAAAATGCGTTGAAAAATACATGAGCACGGAAGAAAAAGAATTTAAATTTGATTTAGAAAGAGAGGGAACAACAGAAGAAGAACAATTAAAAAGATTTCATGAATTAATAGGAGATAATATAATTAATAATGACAATCTGTTTGTTTTAGATAAAAAGGATAAAGTGGTAAAAACATTAGATGAAGTAAAAAAATTAATAGAATAATATGCTTGCCGAACTAATATATCTTTCCCAACACAAACAAAAAAAAGAAATTGAATACAACGAATATGAACGTAATAAAATTGATGTTCTTTCTCTTGCGCAGCCTGGACCACAGTATCAATTTTTGAGTACACAGGCGGAAATTGCGTTTTATGGGGGGGCAGCAGGTGGGGGGAAATCGTACGCACTTTTGCTTGAACATCTTAAAAACTTCCACAATCCCAAATTCAGAGGTGTTATCTTTCGTAGAAATTCTACGCAGGTTCGTAATCCAGGCGGACTATGGCATGAATCCATGGCTATTTATAAATCATACAAAGGTCATCCGAGAGAAGCTTTTCTTGAATGGATTTTCCCCTCAAAATCAACACTTAAATTCGCTCACCTTGAGCATGAAAAATCTATTTACGATTGGCAGGGTAGTCAAATACCATTTATCGGGTTTGATGAATTGACGCATTTTAGCGAAACTCAATTCACTTATATGCTTTCCCGTAACAGAAGTACCAGCGGCGTAAAGCCGCGTATACGTGCAACATGTAATCCCGATGTGAATTCATGGGTCAGAGAATGGGTAGACTGGTACATAGATGCGAACGGGTTCGCAATTCCCGAAAGATCCGGTGTAATTCGCTGGTTTGTCAGGAAAGACGGAATATTGCATTGGGCAAATTCACGGGATGAATTAATCCAGAAATTTGGAGAAGAAGCGCAGCCAAAATCATTCACCTTCATTTCCGCTAAAATCACAGACAATAAAATTTTGATGGAAAAAGACCCTGCATACATCGCAAATTTGCAAGCTCTTTCGCGCGTAGAGCGCGAGAGACTTCTCGGCGCGAACTGGAATGTAAAAGCGGTCGCAGGCTCTTATTTTCAAGAGCAATGGTTCGAATTTGTCGAGACTATTCCGCACGGCTGGACGCAGAGCGTCCGATATTGGGATAGAGCAGCAACACAGGTAAATGAAGAAAATAAAGATCCTGACTGGACAAGGGGGCTTAAAATGCTCAAATATCCGAACGGCACATATGTTGTCTGCGATTTAAGATCGATTCGGGGTACGCCACTAGAAGTCGAAAGACTCATCAAAAATACAGCATCCTATGACGGCTATGACACCATAATTTATGGCGAAGAAGACCCTGGCGCAGCGGGAAAAGCCGATATTGGCAATTTTACACGCATGCTTGCGGGTTACTATGTGCGCACTGTACGCAATACAAAAGATAAGGAAACACGCGCTAAGCCGGTTTCTGCCCAAAGTGAATTCGGAAATATAAAAATTTTGCGGGCAGCTTGGAATAAAGAATTTTTTAACGAACTCGAAAACTTCCCAGTTGGCGCTCACGATGATATTGTCGACGTATACTCAGGGGCTTTTAATGTTTTATGTGAAGGACAGTCGATTTTAAACGTTTTATAAATTTATAAACGAGATAAACGTGAAAAAAAAATCAGATTTAAAAACTCCATTAGTTAAACCTAATTTAGCATTTAAAAACGGGGAAATAATTCAGAATACAGAACAAATTCAAGACACTCAATTTAAAAACTTTCTTAATTCAAAAGAAGTCAAAATAGAGACTAAAAACATTATTCAAAACGGTCTTGCCGAAGCAATTGGATTTACGCCAGGAGAAAATTATTCTCCTTTTAGCACACAATTAAGTCAAGTAAATACCTTATTTAACAACAATAGATGGTATTTAATTTCGAATATGCGCCAACTTCTATCCGAGATTTATGTCGAAAACGGGTTGGTTCAAACAATAATAGATTTGCCCGTTGATGATGGATTTCGTGGTGGAATAGAAATAAGCTCTAAACAACTCGATGAAGAACAAATAAAACAAATCCAAGTTTCTCTTGATAGAGATGATGATATCAATACGCTTGCGCAAGCAATAAAGTGGAATCGTTTATTTGGGGGCGCTGGAATTGTAATAATTACTGACCAGGATCCAGAAACGCCCCTTGATTTAGATGCATTATCTCCTGATTCTCCTCTTGAATTTCGCGCAGTGGATCTCTGGGAATTATTCTGGGATAAGCTGAATACCGAGGGATATGATCCTGCTATACAAACACAGGATTTTGAGTATTATGATTATTATGCAGTAAAATTGCATAAATCTCGTGTTATGAGATTGAAAGGTCTGACCGCCCCATCTTTTATTCGGCCACGTTTAAGAGGATGGGGATTTTCTGTTGTAGAGCATCTTGTGCGTAGTATAAATCAATATTTAAAAGCAAATAATTTATCATTTGAAGTTTTAGATGAATTTAAAATTGATGTTTATAAAATAGAAGGGCTCACATCTACTTTATTATCGCCAAATGGCCAACAACAAGTCGAAAAAAGAGTCGCATTAACTAACTGGCAAAAGAATTATCAACGCGCAGTTACAATGGATTCTAAAGATGATTATGTGCAAAAACAATTATCTTTTGCTGGTATTTCTGATATTATGCGAGAAATTAGAATGCAAATCGCTTGTGATATGCGGATGCCTTTGACAAAATTATTCGGTATCAGTGCATCTGGATTTAACAGCGGCGAAGATGATATTGAAAATTACAATGCTATGGTAGAAGGACAAGTAAGAAATAAATCTAAATATGACGCTTTAAGAATGATTGAAATAAAATGCCAAAGAGAATTTGGATTTATTCCAACTGATTTAGAAATAACATTTAAGCCTCTGCGAGTGCTTAACAGCGTAGAAGAAGAACAGGTTAAAACATCGAAATTCTCGCGTCTGTCGCAAGCAGCTCAAATGGGACAGATATCATCATTTGAGTTTAGAGATGCATGCAATCGAGATAAATTGCTTGGAATTCAGCTCGACACGAGTACAGATATGTTAAAAATAGGAGGAGGAAATGAATCAGGAGTCATGGATATTATGCCGCAAAGAAATGTTCCAGCGCTTGGCGATAAAGCTGTCGATGACGGTAATCCTGATCCGCGCCGCACAACGGGACCTTCGATTGACGATCCAGGAGCAAATAGAGAGGATACGCGCAAACCGCGTGCCTGGGATTATTCAAAAACATAATTTTAGAAAATGATAATATGGACAAAGAAGAAAAAACAGTAAACTTAGAAGAGGCCATCAAAGCTATGAGAGAAGGAAAAAAAGTTTATCATGTAAATTGGGGTAGTCCCAATAACAGGATACGCAAACATAACAATAATCTTATCGTAGATAAGCCTCATTGTTGGCCTGTAGAAATGAATGGAGAAGAATTTTTTGATAACTCATGGGTAATAATTGAAGAGGAAAATAAATGATAACATGGTCACCTGGAATGTCTTTAGAAGATATAGAAAATAAAGTTGTAGAAAAAGCTTATGATTATTATAGAAAAAATGCGCAACAAACAGCTAACTCTTTAAAAATAAGCTTAGAAAAACTTCAGGAAAAAATAAAAAATTTCGCTATAAAAGAACAAGAAGTTAATGAAGCTCTACAACGCGAAAAAATGCATTATCAGGATTATTTAAGAAGAGCGAGAGGAACTAGATACCCATCTATTCTTCAAAAAGACGTCATGAGAATGCCTTACGAAAAAATAGAACAAGAAAAATTAAAAAAAGAAGAGGAAGAGCGAATACGATTAGAGCAAGAACAATTAAAAATAAAAGAAGAACAAATTCATAAACCTCAAGAAAAAACAGAACCACTACAAAGAAAACCTCAAATTTAATGGATTATATAGAATTAAAACCAATAAAAGAAGAATTATCTTACCAAGAATTAATAAGAAATAAAATACTTAAATTATTTATTGAACAGTTATATAATCCTTTGTTGATTATATTAGAGGAGCCATTAAAAAAAATAAAAACAATAAAAAATAGTAGTTATACAAATTTAGAGAAAGCTTTATATTATGGAAGAGTTTACTACTATCAAGGACAATTTTTCGGTAAATTCAATGCTTTTATATCAAAGGAACTCCAAAAATTAGGCGCAAAATGGGATTCAAAAAATTCATCCTATAGATTAGAAGAATCAAAAATACCGATATTTATACGCGGAATAATTTCCATCGCAAAAAATAACTATGATGTAAAATTGGATAAAATGGATGAAACTCTCTCAAGAATGAATCCTGAAGTTATTTCTGATAAATTGGATATTTCACAAATCCTTGATAAAAATTTGTTCACAATAGAAAAAGATTTTTCAGAATCTATAAAAAACATTACCGTTGAGCCTCAATTAACAGATGAGCAGAGAAAAAAAATTGCTGACGAATGGCAGTCAAATATGCGTTTGTACATCAAAAATTTTACTGAAGAACAGATAAAAGATTTGCGTCAAAAAGTTAGCGATAATGTTTTTTCTGGTATTCGACGCGAAAATTTAATTAAATCATTTCAAGAAAATTATTTGGTAACATACAATAAAGCAAAGTTCTTAGCGCGGCAAGAGACAAACTTGATGATGGCAAAATATAAAGAAACAAAGTATGTCGCCGCCGGAATTCCAGAATATAGATGGGCATGTGTCCACATGCCGCATCAAAAATCTCCTGACGCTATTTACAAGCCAGGAGAAGTCCGATACAGTCACGGAATACTTGAAGGAAAAATTTTTTCTTGGAACGATCCACCGGTAACAACAGCTCCCGATCAACCCCAGCGTCGTAATAACCCTGGGCAAGATTATAATTGTCGTTGTTTTGCTATACCGGTGCTGCGTGTGAAAAAATGATATATTCTGGAGAGTATTTTGACAATAAATGTTCTTTCTTACGCATCGACGAATGTGAGTACAAGCGCATATACTACGCTTGTTAGTTCTACCCCCTCCTTTTCAAAAATTCAGATTTTAGATACATCGGGAAAAATATTAAAACTTGCTATCGGCGCAGTTGGTTCCGAAGTAGATATTTGTTCATGTCCCTTAAGCAGCAGTATTATTGTTCCGATTTATGTACCGGCAGGTCAGAGACTTTCTATAAAAGCAATCGATGCAAATGCAACAACTGGATATAATGTAGTGAGTTTTTTATGATAAATATAAATAACTCATCAGGGGAAATATGGTATGGAATGCATTTTTACCCGGGTGTAGCGGAATATAAAGATGGCGATAAATCTCATAGAATATATTTAAACGAAGACACATTAAGAAAAATGGATTCTTCATTTTGTGGGAAGCCGATTTTCGTTGAGCATGTTGATGAAGTTAATCCTAATCTAGACGAATTAAAAAATGAAACTGATGGATGGGTATACGATAGTTTTTACAATGAAGCTGACGGAAAACATTGGACAAGATTTATTATTGTCAGTGAAAGAGGAAAAAGAGCAGTAAAAAATGGCTATAGATTATCCAATGCTTATAAGCCTAAAATGAACGGAAGAAAGGGAATTTGGAATGGAGTTGACTACGATAATGAAGTTATTGATGGAGAATATGAACATCTCGCTATTGTAAAAAATCCGCGTTATGCAGAATCTGTCATTATGTCGCCCTCTGAATTTAAAGCATATAACGAAAATTTAAAAAATCAATTATCTCGTATTTCAAACTCAAACTCAAAACCACAGGAGAAACCTAAAATGAGAAGTATATTAAATTTCTTTGAGAGAAAGCCAGTCGAAAATTCTATTGATTATGAGAAAATTTGTGTATCTCTTCCAACATCTGGAAGAGAAATGTCGATTTTTCAAATCGTAAATGAAATGGATCAGTTTGAAGAAAAGAAAAAATTAAATGAAGCTTCTCCAGATATGAAAGTTAAATTAACAAACGGAACTACATTTAATGTAGCAGAACTTGTTAAAAAATATGAAAATATGGTCAAGAAAAATGAAGAAATGAAAACTACAAAAGAGCTTTCTATGGAGCCAGAAGGATTAAAAATGGAAAGCGCTGTAGAAAACGAAGATGATGAAGACGAAGATGAAGAAGATGGAGATGAAGATAGAAAAACCAAAAAACCAAAAGATGACGAAATTAAAAATAAAAAAATGAAGAACTCACTTAATATTGGTAAAAACTTTGAAACATTAAAAAATGCTCACTTAAAATATGTAGAAAATGAACAATATATGGATCCTGTGAATGACAGAATTCAAAGAGGAAGAGATCTATTTTAATAATTATTAACTACTAATTAATTTTTTAAGGAGAAAAAATGTCAATTACAGCAGGCGTAATATCGTCGGTCTACACTGGTTCTAATTCAGCGCAATTATCTGCTACTGCCGCAACGGGCGGGACGGCACCCTACACATATCAATGGTATCGTGATACGAGTGGCGCAGGATTTACTCCAAGCGGATCCAATATTTTAACTGGACAAACAGCATTAACACTGAATGATACAAATTTAATTCCAAATACGACTTACTATTATAAAGTTGTTGCGACAGATGCTGTTCCTGCTTCTGTGACATATACAGCTCTTGCTGTGACAACGCTTCCATCTTCATTAAATCCCAACCAATTTGCGCAAAGTGTGCTTGCAGGAAATTTAGATCTATTTTCTGGAACAAGAAATGTATATACAGCACAAATTGATGTCACTCAATTAACTGGATTATATCCTGGTCAACCAGTTAAATTTGTCAATAATGGCAATTCAATTCCAACTGTAGTTGCTGCTGGTACATCTACACCTCACGGATATATTTGTTACGATCAAAAAACACAGGTATTTACATCAGGAATGCGTTGTGAAGTCGCTACAAAAGGAAGCTGCATGTATCTATATTCTACCGCAGCTATTGCTCGTGGAACACAAGTCACGCTTGATCAATATATCCCAAATGGCGTGCATCAGGTTACCGGCAGTTCCGGTTTGCCAATCGTGGGATATGCATTTGATCAGGCAACAGCGTCCGGTCAATTAATGAGAGTTATGTTAGATGCGCCAAGCTTTAAACTAGATAGTTAAAGCTTAATTAATTTTTAAATAAAGGAGAATTTTAAATGTATCAACCGCCTAGAAATCCAAACGCATCGCCAATAATTTATAACAGCACAACAAAAAAGAAAATTATTCTTAATGCTTTTGATCAGCAACAAGCGAATCATTCTCAATCATTAATGAATAGTTTGGGATATGAAATTAACATCACTTCTCTTACTGCTATAGCGAGAAGAATAACAGAACAAAAGTTTTTCCAAATTCGACCTTCTGATTATATTCCTGTGCGTGCCGGAGAAGGCGCATGGTCTTCAAATATTGTGACATATCGTTCATTTGATGTTGCGGCGGAATTTGAGACGGGCGTAGTCAACTTAGGCGCAAATAGTACTCGACTTGCTGAAGCAAATACAGCCGTAGATTCTGTTCCAGTGCAAGTTTTTGATTGGGGTAAAAGCATTGGCTGGAGTATTCCTCAGCTTCAAAAAGCGGCGAGATCAGGAAACTGGGATCTTGTAACATCTCTAGAAAAAGCACGTAAACGCAACTGGGACTTGGGTATCCAAGCAATTGCATTTTTAGGCATGGGAAATGGCTCAAATTCGCAATGTCTCGGTCTATTAAATCAGCAGGGAATTACGACACAAGCAACTCCATCATTTTTATCGAAACCGATTTCAAAAATGACTACTGCTGAGCTGAAAACATTTACTCAAACTATTGTTGAGCAATATCGTAGCAACTGTCAAAGAACGACATTTCCAACACATTTTGTGATTCCTGAAAGCGATTATAACGGTATTGCATCCACTGCTTCTCCAGACTTCCCAATCAAAAGTACACTCGAATTACTTCAAGAAACTTTCCGTACAATCTGCATGAATCCTGATTTTAGAATACTACCATTAGCGTACGCAGATGGGGCTTATGGAATATATAAAAACCTTCCTGTAAACCAACAACTTCAAATTTATACCTTGTATAGAAGCGATGAAGAGTCATTGAGAATGGATATTCCAGTACCCTATACAACTACCGTACCAAATTCCACCGATAACTATACCCTACAGAACGTAGGATATGGCGAATATACGGGCGTGATGGCTTACCGTCCGTTAGAAATGATGTATTTCACATTTCCAACTACTAGCGCCTGATTAGGAGAATTTGTGCCATATTCAAATCCGACAGTAGCTGATTTTAAAAACTATTTTGTTCGTGATTTTCCTTATGGCACAGACCCTTCTACCGGTGTTTTAGATTCTGATATTGTCAAAGCATTTGGGCAGGTGAATTTCGCGATTAATAAAGAATTGTTCTCTAATCAAGAAAACTACACGCTTGGATATTTGTGGTTAACTGCTCACTATTTAGTAGTAG